GCTGTTACATTAAAAAAATCTGAAGGATTACAAACCGCAAGTATTGATAGTTGGAAGGATTTAAGCCACGATTATTCAAGTTATGGAGGTTATGCTCAATATTTGGAATTTGTTTTACCGTATAGAAATCAAATTGCTGAGGATAATGATTTACATTTACATACGATTATACATCCTAAATTAACGGAAAAGGTAAATGGTAAACGTGTCCCTCCTGGTCCTTATGATTTAAAGGGTGGTAGCGAATGGTTCAATAGTGGTAAATGTATGATTACAGTACATCGAGAAGATTTAAGCGACAATCAATGTGAAATATACTTCAATAAGATTAAACCTCGCAGTATTGGAAAAATAGGAATGATAAATTTAAGATTTGATATTAATAAATTTAGATATTATGATTTAGACTCAAACAACCCTAATCAACATAGCAATATTTACGCACAAGAAAAACACGAAATAAAAAAACCTATTACTGAGCTGAAAAGTTTCTCAGAGTCTTATCACACTTTAAATAATAAAAATTTACCTTTTTAAATAAAAATTATGGAATATTTAGACGTAATAATTGCACAAACAAACATAGTAGCAATAATCGAATCGTTAAAGTTTACACTTTCAGAGGTGAAGGAGAAGAACCCCGAACGCAAAGAATTCATCAACGGTATGCAGAAGCATTTAAACCAAATGAATGAAACGTATAGAATCTTTAAACAGTTTTCAAAAGAATTCGATACCTTGCAAAAGATGAATTTCAACTTCCATAAGGAAAATATGGAGCTTAGATTTGAGATGGAAAAATTAAAGGAAATAAACGCTAATTTAATGAATGGGATATGAAAACAGTAAATAGTTTAAGCGGAGGTAAAACAAGTAGTTATATGGCCGTACATTATCCTGCTGATTATAATGTATTCGCATTAGTTACAACATTAGATAAAAAATGTATTTATCCTGATTCGAAAATAAGACAAATTGTTAGTGACAAAATTGGAAAAGAATTTATCGGGACTTTAGAAGAAGATATAATAATAAAAACTATTCTAAATTTAGAACAACATTTAGGAACAAAAATAGATTGGGTAAGCGGAAAATCATTTGATGAAATTATTATAAGAGGTAATATTAAATATTTACCAAATGTAACTCAAAGATTTTGTACAGTTGAAATGAAATTAGACCCGATAAATAAATGGTGGAAAGAAAATATAAATGAAACTTGTGAAATGCGTATTGGTTTTAGAGCAAATGAAATGTCAAGAGCAAAAAAAATGATTGAAAGATGTGATGAAAATGGTATAATGTGGCAAAAATTTATTGAGTCAACAAATGAAAATGGTCGTAACAAATGGAAAGATTATCCAATGAGAAAACCAAAATTTCCTTTAATTGAAAATTCAATTTTTAAAGATGACATTGTTAACTATTGGGATAAAAATACTAATGTTCCATTTGCTTATTTAAATAATTGTGTTGGATGTTTCCATAGAAATCCAGTTTTATTAAAACATTTATCAGATAAAGAACCAATAAAATATGAATGGTTTGCTGAACAAGAAAGGAAAGATGGATATGGAAAACGTACATTTAAAAATGGAATGACCTATGACAAGATAAAACAATCATTTAAACAAATAGAATTATTTGATACAGATTTCAATGAATGTGATAGCGGTTATTGTGGTTTATAATTTAATTAATGGGATATGAAAAACTTTATTTATTTACTAATTATCAATTGGCTGAATTATGGAAAAGAAGATTAAGCCTAAAAAGTGTAAAAATTGTAAGGAACTATTCCAGGTTGTACAATTCAATCAAAAGTATTGTTTTGCCCCTGAATGTTTAAAAGTTTGGGTTTACGAAGCAAATTTAAAAGATTGGAACAAACGCAAGCCAATACTAAAAAAATCCATTGAAACATCTAAAAGCCTTTTAGTAAAAGCGCAAAAAATATTTAATTTATGGATAAGAAAACGAGACAAAGATTTAACTTGTATTAGTTGCGGGAAAATAATTAAAGAGGGTAATTGTGACGCGGGGCATTTATGGAGTGCGGGAGGACACGCAAACGTGCGATTTAATGAACTTAATGTAAATAGTCAATGTTCTAGACCTTGCAACAAAGATTTGAGCGGAGACCCGAATAATTACAGAATTGGATTCATACGAAAATACGGAATAGCAAAACTCGAATATTTAGATAGTATTGCACACGCTGAAAAGAAGTACAGCATTGATGAATTAAAAGAAATAATCAACATTTATAAAAATAAATTAAAATAAGTATTGTTTATATAAAAAGAAAGTTTATATTTGTAGAACAAAACTAAAACAAGTCATTATGAGTACAGAAGAAAAATTAAGTTTTGATGATTACTTAGAAATCTCAAAGCAAAACGCAGTTAAAGAAGTAGATAATTTAATTGATTTACCAAAAGCAAGCGGTTTACACGAATCAATTATTAACGTAATGAAAGCCGTTAAAAATATTGATAAATCTATGACTGTTGGAAGCGGACAAAATTCCTACAAAGGAGTAGCTGATAAAGACGTGAAATACATTATTGGTTCTGCAATGGCTGATAACAATTTAACGTGTTTGCCTATTGATATACAGCCAAAGGTGCAAATTGACCGTTGGGAGGCTGAGGAAACGTATAATAATAAAACTCAAATAAAACAAAAGCAAAGTATTTTCACAGAGGTTATTGCAAAGTTTTTAATTACGCATTCACTTACAAATGAAAGTTTAACAATTGTGGGTTATGGTCATGGAGTTGACACACAGGACAAGTCAGCTGGTAAGGCGACAACGTACGCATTAAAAAACGCATTACTTTACTCTTTTTTAGTTCCAACGGGTGCAATTGATGACACTGATAAAACGCATTCAAGCACTATTGAAGTACCACAAAAGCCAAAACCTATATTAACTAATGATAGGTTTGAAAATGCTTGTATTTCTATACAAAATGGAATTTCAAAAAAAGAGGATTTATTTAAGTTTGAATTAACCGATTTGCAAAAGTCAGCACTACAATTATTATGAGCGAATTACTATTCAGATGCAGTTCACTTGGAAAGCTGATGACAGACCCAAGAACAAAAAGCGAAACATTATCAGAAACGGCAAAGAGTTATATTCAAGATTTATTCAAGGAGCGTGAACTTGGTATTTATAAGGAGTTTTCAAGCCGTTATACTGATAAAGGCTTGGAGATGGAGGACGAAGCTATTCAGTTTGCCTCAGAGGTCTTAAATTGGGATTTCGTAGTTAAGAATGAGACTAGATTTAACAACGAATGGATAACGGGCGAGCCTGATATTAACACTGATTCCTTACTTGCGGATATAAAATGTTCTTGGAACGCTAGTACTTTTCCTTTATTCGACGAAACACTTAAAAACAAAGATTACTATTGGCAGTTGCAAGCTTACATGCAATTAACAGGACATGAAACAAGCGAACTTGTATACTGTTTGATGAACACGCCGTTATTGATCGTTGAAGATGAGATACGTCGCCAGCATTGGAAGTTGAATTTAATAGAAGAGGATTTGGAAGTTAGAGATGCTGTACAAAAGATGCACAATTTCGACCACATACCGAATGAATTAAGGGTTAAAAGATTTATCGTACAAAAAGACGAAGCCGCACAAAATAAAATTAAAGAACGTGTAGAGGTTGCACGTGAATATTATCAACAGTTAAAAAATAGATTATTATGAAAATTGAAGGGTTAGTGTACAAAATTGGCACAAAAGAGGTTAAGAGTGAGAAATTCACTAAACAAGATGTAATTCTTGAAGTAGATGAAGGACCATACAAGCAATATTTATCAATTCAGTTTGTAAATGACAAGTGTGCCTTGCTACAGAATTTAGCAGTAGGTAATAAGGTAGGTATAGAAATCAATATTAAAGGGCGTTTATGGACGAATGCAGCAGGTGTTGAGACGTGTTTTAATACTTTGGAAGGTTGGAAGTTGGACGTTTTAGACTTGAATAACGCTGTAACAAACGTGCCTATTCAAAACACGGTTGAGGACGATTTACTTCCTTTTTGATAACAATGGGGGCGTAAAAACCCCCTTTAAAAACACGAAATAATGACAGCAAAACAACTATCTAAAGTTAACAGTTTAGCAAGGGAAATGATACAACACCATTTACTCACTGAGAACATCACATTAGCGAAGTTTTCCAGAGATGCGGGACTGAGTCAGAATCAAATTTGGTTATACCTAAACGCTGAAAACACGACTAAAGGTCTTCACACGACAACACTAGAGAAAATAGGCAAATATCTATTAGATTATGAAAGTAGCAATATTTAAAATCGGAGTGTTTATCGTAATTTGTGCGCAAGTATTTGCGGTGTTTTGGATATTGAAGCCCGAAAAGAAGGTGACGAAAACACGGATAGAAAAGAAAGTTTACTATTTTTTAGACCCAATCGACTCAGCAAACGATAAAAGCCTCAGTAATAGGAAGAGGAGGTACTACAACTATTTAGAATCGAAATGATTTATAACGGTTTCGGGCTTGGCGAAGTGGCTGAACCTGAAGCTAAATAGAATTACTAAACTTTAAAATTAATAACAAATGTCAAATAGAATTACTGAACAGCCATTTTGCCAAACCCGTGTTATGGGCAGTACGGGT